GCTGTCCTACTCGGCAATGTGCAAGCCTCGCATAAGAACTGGGTAAGGCAGCGTATCGAGTTCCTCGCCGAGCAAGCCTACACCGCAGCCGATGCAGGCAACCTGAAGAAGGCCGAAACCCTCACCAAGATTGCTGGTGTGTTGGCCAAGGCATTCCAAACCAACCTCGACGAAGGCGAAATCATCAACGCACAGAAGTACCTGGATGAAGAGCCAATAACCCTCACCATTGACCCGTCAGCACTGAAAATCAAAACGTCTGAAGCCAAGCAAAAGGAGATAGATCGGATGCTTCGCAAGTATGAAATCGAAGACGCTGAAATCGTAACAGAAGTGGAGGATGAAACATGAACAGCCGCTATCTCCATCCTGGCCAATTACGATACATGCTATGCAGCGGACGCGATTCTGTTAATATATGCGCACGTCGATATGGAAAAGCCACCTTGAACGCAATAAGAGTAAGGGAAAATGCTTTGGAAATGCCTGGCAGCTTAGGCGTGTTTGTAGCCAGCAGTTTCCGTCAAGCTCATGCCAGAACATTACCATCCTTGCTCATGGCCTTAGACACAACCTTTGGATGGAAACGTGACATCCATTATGTGATAGGGCATCGACCTGACCCAAGGTTAGGTTTCAGAGATCCTATCTTTCTGCCAACCGACCTGAAAGATGTGATATGGTTTGCCAACGGCACGATTATGATGATCGTGAGCCAGGAGGTTGTGCTATCGGCCAACTCGCTCACGATAAACTGGTTGGTTGCCGATGAAGCCAAAGGCCTTGACTACGATAAGCTATCCAACGAGATTTTCCCAGCTATGGGTGGCAGCTCTATCTACTTCAACGACCCAGCTAAATATCCTCACTTGTGGGGAGCCCATTTCTTCACTGATATGCCATGCAATAAAGAAGGCTTATGGCTTATCAAGAAATATGAAAATGAATACGACCCGGAACTGTATGAAACAATCATCGGCATGGAACTACAACGCCGCCGCTTGATGGCAGAACCGCAGAACACTTACACCAGGCAAAGAATCTCCTACCTGACTCGTGCCGCCAACCTATTACGTTCAAAAACGGTCTATTATCAAGAGCGCTCTATCTTCGATAACATAGCAATAGTAGGCCCAGACTATGTAAAGCGATGCGAACGCACTATGCCTGCCCTTGCCTTCAGAACCTCAATCCTCTGCAAGCGTATCGACAAAGTGGAAGGCATGTTCTATGAGAGCTTCGAAAAGAAGGTGCACACCTACCATGCAACGGATAACAGCCGGTTGAATGACTATAAGCAACAGAAATACGACTGTCTCCTCGACACCGACATCGTGAGAAACAAGCCCATCGCCATCAGCTTCGACTATGGCGCACTCATCAACTGGTTGGTTGCCGCCCAGGTGCAAGGCGGCACTCACAAGACCTTGAAGAGTTTCTACACGAAACACAAACAACGCCTTCGCGAAGTGATTCAACTCTTCTGCGAGTATTACGAAGCCCATCCCTGCAAAACGGTGTTCTATTACTTCGACTCCACCGCCTTGGCCACCGGCTATGTCGAAGTCGGCCACGCTGCCTACGACATTGTCCACGATGAATTGCAGAAGCACGGTTGGTACGTCAAGGATAAGCCACTGGGAAACCCGATGGAACACGACAAGAAACACAAGATCATCAACGATGCCTTCGAAGGACGAAAGAAGCTGATGCCCATGTTCAACGCCGACAACAACGAGGAACTGATCCAGGCAATGATGCTGGCTGAAGTGGTGATAGGTTCCAAAGGGGTACGCAAGGACAAATCCGGTGAGAAGACCATCGAGAGCGACACCAACCTGCCCTTGGAACTCCGCACCGACGGAACCGACGCTTGGGACACCAACTTCCTAGGCTGCCTCACCATGCCTTACGACGACGACTTCATCTATGGATAGGAAAATCAAACTTGCCAATCGAAGCCGGACGAACCGCATGTTCTTTGACCATCTTATCCGCGAGTTGGCCATTTGCCTCAATGTCGGCGAAATGGCTTTGAACCGTGATGAACTGGTACCGACCTATGTCAACCATGCCCAAGCCAGAGAACTCGTTGAAGAAGAGAACTACATCCAAATCACCCGCGACACGGGATGTCTTTACCAACCTTTGGCGCAAATCCTTCCCAGAAAGCTCCTTGACCAGATTGATGAGATGCTACAACAAGCCCCACACTACCTGAAGGGAAGCCATTCAAGGAAACTCATCACCGACTACCTTTCCAGTTGCACCGACCTCACCGACTGCCATTATTCAGCATTGAATCTGATGCAGTCCGTTTTTTAATGCTTTTTGCTTTTGCTTTGCGTCGTTGACGCGCCTCCGGCACCCGACGCAAAGACCGTCAGGGGCATCGCGGCACTTTCCCTCAGCCCACATTCCTCAGCGTCCCGCCCTTAATCGGAGCGGCCGTTGGCCGCATATTATTATACCCGTGCCGCGATGCCCCATGACCAAAAGCAAAAAGCATTGGCAAATTAAGCACGCTCGACCGTGCTTAATTTGCTTTTTATCTTCATAGTAAATCCAAACTCATTGCATCTTAATAGTCAGTGTGCTTTTATTTGCGCGACATGTGACTTTAATTTGCCAAATAAGAAAATGATAGGGTAAATGATAGGGTAAAATGATAGGATAAATGGGGAGAAACATGGTTAGATAACTGATTTGAAGGTAAACGCAAGTAACTACTCTAAACTCTAAACTCTTAACTTTCAACTAATAATGAGGGCGTCCCCCGCCTAAGCGGGTCGGGCTAATCCGCTCAAACATATTCGACTTGCAAGCGGCTGCGTCTCATACTCGCTTCTATCCCATGACGCACGCTCCGAGCGTTGAAAGGTATAGCCACACCTTTCCGCTTCGCCCGGTGTTGGACTTATACCTTCCAACCCTCTCCGCTCTCAAAGCCCGTCAGCCTGCCCACAGAGTCGTGCCGACACAGTGGCCAGTCTGTCGCCGCCGTCAAACACTTGTGCCAAGAGTTTGACGGCGTACAGGCCAAAGCGGAAGCAAACCCCGACAGGGAGTCGTACCGACACCCTGCCGGGGTTTGCTGTTTTCGTTCACGCCTAATCGGCGGTCGTCAACGCTTCGCGGGGTTCTTTAATCGGAGTTCACGGTTTCAGCACTTTCAATCGGTATTCCTCCCCGGAAATCTCTCGTATCACTTTTCGCTGCAAAGATAGTTTCGGCGGTCTCTGCAAGTCAAGGCACAAGTCGAGCGGCTCAATGAAAAATCTCCATCCCCTTTGGGGTAGTATTTTTCGAGCCGTCCTTGACTTGCCACCGCCTACTCTCTTTCAGCAGCAAAAGTTATACGGCGATTCCTGGGGGAATGAATCAAAAAAAATGCTGAAAGTGAACGAATTAAATAAAAAAAAGTTACCGGCTCAAGCCCAAAAGAATAAAGCGATGGAAAACACCTACAACATAAAAGAAAATGCCCTCCTGATGGTGGCGGAACAGGTCGAGGACTTCGACGACCTTTTGAAAGTATAGGCAGAAACAGGCCTTGATATGGCAGAACTCGAAACTATGTACTACTCAATCATTTAAGACGATGGAAACGAGATATTTTGCAACGGGAAACTACCGCAAGGACGGACGCACCGAGACCGCCCACGCAATGAAAGAGGGCGCAAATTGGGCAATATATAAGGCCGCCGCCGAAATGGTCAAGTACATCCCGACTAATGCCGTACTTGTACCCATGCCGAGCCACACGGGACGCGCCACTTATACGCTGGAACTTTGCAAACGGATTGCACAAGAGACCGCCGCCGAGGTGCGCGACATCCTCAGAGGCAGCAAACGCGAAACCCTTTACACCTTGAAAAAGCAAGGCCGACACATCATGCCCAAGAAATTAGGCTTTTATGTGACCGAGCCAGCCCCAACCGATAAACGGATTTTGATAATAGATAATGTTGTGGCCACTGGCACAACAGCCGCCGCCGCAGTCCGCGCCGTTGGTGGTGGTGTCGTGTTCGCATACGCTGCCGCCACCAATAGCCAAACACGGAAAGACCTTGTAAGACTTTACCCAACCATTTAATAATTAGAGGCAGACACGCCGCCGAGTTGCGTGTAATACTACAATGTTACAACAATTAAACACAATTGAAACCGCCCAAACTTTTGATTTTGAGGCAGAAAAGAACATCGAATTAACCATTGACACGCTGAAGCGCACACACAAGGAAAACGACATTTTCGGCAAACCGCTGAAAGGCTTTTATCATTACGAAGCCATTGAACGGATAGCGGACGCCGCCGAAAGTCGTGGCCTTATGCCGATTGTGTCCGACCTATGGGCAGCGCAGAACGGCAGCAAATCCCAGCCTGGTGTCGTGTTGTTGCCCCAGGTTGAGGCCGTGACCATGCCGCATGCCGTGGAAGCCCACATTTTGCGCCGTGTGTTTTGCACCCTTAACTTGATGAAGTTCGACGACGGCGAGAAATGCACAAATATCGCCTTCACATTCCACCAAGACGGCGTACAAGTCGCAATCGGTCAGCGCGTCACCATTTGCCGCAATCAGACCATTTTGGGAGCGGAACACACCGCAATAAGCAAGGGCAACGACCAAGGCAGTATTAATGAACTTTTCGCCACGGTGGAAAGATGGCTTGACAACGCCGCCACCATCACCGACAGCGACCGCAAACGGATTGAGAGGCTAAAGGCGCAACGCCTCGACCGCCCGACCGCGTTAATGTATTTAGGCCTTCTTAACTGTATGAGAGTCGCCGCCGACAGTCGTACAAAGGCCATCCGCGACCGCGTGAAAGTCGCCCCATTGACGCAGGCGCAATTGTCAATTTTCGCCGAACATTTGACGGAGCGCCTAATGTTGGCCGACAGCCTCACGGCATGGGAATTTCTGAATTTGGCGACCGAGGTACACAAGCCAACGACCGCCGACATGCCGCGAATAATCCCCACTAATGCGGCACTCTTCGACATGATGGCCGCCGTTGAGACGGAGACGCAACCCCTATTGAATTGCTGACAACACGGCGAGCAAGTGGCGGCGGCAGTAATTGCCGCCGCCACTTTTCCCTATTTCACGAGCCACCGCCGCCGCATATTTCGCAAAACCGATGAGGCTGTTGCTCCCGAATCGGGAGGGCGGCGCAGGGTCTCACGACAGCAAACGCGCCGATTTTGCAAAAATCGGCGCGTCATGTGGTTGATGGATAGAGATTTGACTACTTTCAATTGTGAACTCCGATAATATAAAAAATTCGCCGCCTGCGGCGTCGCGGGGGACTTGCAGGCGGCGAATTTTTTGTCACTTGAGGCTGTTTCGTGGTGGATATTTTTGCACCAAACAAATACTGTATCAATGATTCACGAAAGCAAATTGTTTGAACTCGTGCAGGCTCACCCGAAGTTCTCCATCCAGTTCGTTGCCGCAAGCGGCGAGCTGGTGAAGGTGGACCAATGCAGCTGCACCTCGTTTTTCAGCGGAGGCAAAACGATGAACATCAAGCTGCAAAACGGGCAGTTCCGCAAGGTGAACCGTAAGACCGTCACGGCCTTCAATGGGAAGGAGGTATTTCTATGAATATTCCCGAAAAAGAGATGGTCTCCTGGGTGGGCGACAAGGTTGCCCTCTATAAGGAGGTTTGCGTCATACTTGGCAACGATACGCTGACCCTTTTCGATGAGAAAAAACTGTTGCCTATCAATGTGCAAGGGTTCCGTGTCGCGCCGTGGGGCGTGGAAAACGACCTGCCACAACAGGTGATGGCCAAGATTGACGCGGCTGAAATCGTGGGCACCAATGCCAACTTCAACTGGAAGGTGGCCTACGGATTGGGGCCGAAGCTCGTGGAGGTTATCCGCGACCCCGAAACCAACCGAGTGAAGGACTTCAAGGAAGTGATTGAAGGCGAGGCCTACGATTGGTATATGCGCAACAACGTGCCGCTGCTGTTGCAGGAAATCATGACCGACCTGTCCTATTTCGGCAACGCTTTCCCACTGCTGATTGCTGGCGACAGGCAGCCCAACGGCGGGCGCAAGGGCATCAAGGGCATCGTACACCGCGAGGCCATGTTCAGCCGCTGGGGATTAGACAAAAGAGATTTGATTAACAGGCACTTGTATTGCGCCAAGTGGGACGAAAGCCCCACCGTCGAGGAGATACAGGGCTCGTATGTGGTGGACGAATACAACGCCGTGGCCGACATCGGGAAACGCCTGCTGATAGGCAAGGACACGCGGCTTTGCTTCCCCATCTACATCACTTCACCGGGGCGGCCTTATTACAGCTACCCCAACTGGTGGAGCATCTTCCGCAGCGGCTGGTACGACCAGCTGACCAGCATACCGAGCCTCAAGAAGGCCATCCTGAAGCACAACCTCGGTGTGCGCCACATCATCTACATCGCCGACGAATACTTCAAGGAGAAGGAGGAACTGCTTGCCATCTACAAGGACGACCACAAAGGGCGCAAGGAATTGTACGACGAGGTGGTGAAGCAGCTGTGCGAACAAGTGACAGGGGAGGAGAATGCAGGCAAGGCAGTCGTCTCGAAGATGAAGATGATGCCGAGCGGCAACGGGGCTTCGTTCGAGAAGCTTATGACGGTGGACACCATCAAGAATGACATCAGCGGCGGCGAATACCTGACCGATTACGAGACGGGCGCCAACATCATCTCCTACGCGATGGACGTCCACCCCTCGTTAATCGGCGCGACCCCTGGCAAGAACTCCAACAGCCTTTCGGGCAGCAACATCCGCGAGATCTTCATCATGAAGCAGTCGCTCTCGAAGCCGATGGCGTATTTGGCCCTGCAATGGTGGCCTGTGGTGCGCCAAATCAACGGCTGGGACCGAAACCTCGAAATCGTGATACAGGACAGCCTGTTCACGACCCTCGACCAGTCGAAATCAGGGGAAATCAGAACGCAAAACAATGTAACACAATGATACTTAGTAATATCACGCAAGCAACCCAATTCCTTCCGTCGCTGAACCTGACCTTGGCCAACGACCGCTTCAACGACTTCTTCCGCCGTGGGCAGGCGTGGCTTGTGAGCCACGTCATCGGCGAGGAGGTGGAGGAAATCCTCGAAATGGAGGTTTCGTTAGAAGCCCCCGACGACCACGCCGAATTGCGCCTGCTGTGCCAGCGCGTCATCGCCGAAAAAGCCTTGCTCGATGCGATTCCCGAGATGGACATGCAATTGACCGAGGCGGGCTTCGCCGTGCAGAACAACGACGACTTCAGCCCGGCGTCTTCCCAAAGAGTTGACCGCCTTATAACGAAGATGCCGGAGCGGATCGCCGCCGACGTGGACGCGCTGGTGCGCTTCCTGATGAAGACCAGCGTCGGCAACGGTGCCTACGGAT